TACCAGATTGAAGAAATTTGGTATAGATATATCAACACAGGTTAAAAATCAGCAACTTGCAGAACTCGGTTCAAAAACCGGGCAAATCGTAACTATAGATTTGGCCTCTGCTAGCGATACCATTGCAATTAAACTATTGCAACTTTTTCCTCCCGAATGGGCAGAACTTCTTTTGAAGCTTCGCGTCCCTAGTGGTGTTTTCAAAGATAAGACAACTGTCAACTTTGAAAAATTGTCAGCTATGGGTAATGGTTATACTTTTCCAATCGAGACTCTTCTGTTTGCAGCTTTAGCAAGCGGCGTAATGGAAGAGCGTAATTCATCATTACGAAAAAATCTTGAATTGACTGCAATTTACGGGGATGATATTATTGTTCCTCGCGAATACAGCCAAGATCTCATTTATGTCCTGAAGAGATGTGGTTTCACAGTTAATCGTGAAAAAACATTTACAGATGGTCCAATTAGAGAATCTTGTGGAAAAGATTATTATAAAGGACATCTTATTTCACGTCCGACCATTAAGAAACCTGTAAAAGAACTTTGGGAACTTCACAGAACCCATAATCTGCTGTACGAATGGGCTGAGGATTTTAAAATTCCGCTGATGCGGACTTTGTCCTTTATCCGTAAGTATGCGCAGACGATTAACTATGGTCCTCGTACTGAGGACGTGGTTGGTTGGTTCTTTGCTGAGAAACCTTGCACAAAGCCGAGTGTGCTTCATGAAGATGCTCTAAATTGGCAAGTTCCGGTCTTTCGATTGCGTAAGCTGGTGGTTAAACACCCTCAGCCGAAGCAATTGAAAATAGTGTATGGTGTTTATCACCCACTATTTTTTCTTAGAACGGAAAAAACCTCCGCAAACTGGTCTCGTAATTTCTTTCCTCCTGGTATCGTTGATTATGATGGCAGGACAAGAAGCCCGGACGGTTCCTTAACCATTAAGGAACCTTGGGACCACTTAGCGTTTTCGTTCGTTAAAACACGGACGAAAGTGTCCAAAACCGTGGTTTCACTCCCGTATTATTACTGGAGCGATCGG